CTTTTTAGCAGGAAAAATATAATGATAAAATCTAACCAATACAAAAATAGCTGCTGTAATTAAGGGTACATAAATGATAATATCCATTATTACATTGGCAAATTTAATATGGGATGTATTCATACTATATTAAATTTATATTAAATTATAAATTATTCATCATAAATTATTCATCATGGTTTTTTTCCCGTGGCAATTTCTACACAGTGCTGCTAAATTACTAACATGGTTCGTTCCTCCAAATTGCAAATCTATTTTGTGGTCGACTTCAAATGTAGGAGGCAATTGTTCTTTGCAATGGGCACACGTCCAATTTTGCTGAGATGCTACATATTTTTTCTTTGTCTCACTGACACATCTGTTGGAACTTTGTCCTGACCGTAACATACGTTTCATCTGTGGGGGTTGCTGATGAAAAGGCGTGTGATTGGGGTTTTTCTTCAAGGAATTGATATCATCCCTGATTCTCGTAAAATCAAATAAAGGAGTGATTAGATCCGTCGTATTTTTATCGATCGGCATATATCGTATCAAGGTATTTGCGTGGGAGAGCATGCTTTTGGTTTCACCCGGGTTTTTTTTTATTAATAAGTATAACGAAAATCCTACAAAAGCAAATGTCGCCATTTGTACGTATTTTTTACTAACGGACAACATTTTTGTATATTTTCCATCATAGTAAGTATTAACCATTAAAAAAATTGTAATTATAAATATAACCAATCCTATTCTCATATACTATATACTAATTTTTTTTTGTATATAAGTAAATGCTTGAGCCAAGAATTAATATAAATATTGAAAAATTAATATATTTTTTTCGTTTTTCTGATTGCTCTTTTTCAACAATTTCTTTGGGTTTATAATTATTGTAATAATTCTCTAAACATTCATAAAGTTCTTCGTGAGGTAAATCCATACACCCGTTTAGTTTATTTCCAATAAAATTAACCCATTTCAGAAAAGACAATCGGGAATCTAGATAAGGCGTGATAGGAAACTCATCTAGAATCTTCACAAAATTATCGCCGAGAGGAGCTTCAGGTATAAAGAGGGGTATATTTTGTATAAAATCATAATATTTTTTTTTCGTTACGTCATTTGGGAATTGGGGATAATAGAGAGCCATTGTGATCAACATAAACTTATAGCGGGGTAACCATATACTTGGATCCAACTTCATTAATATATGAAATGATATAAAAACTATAATATTAACTATTATATTAGACATTATAATGAAGGCGCATAGACAACATATATTTTGTAATAATTGCGGAAAACCCGGACATTCGTTCAATCAATGTAAAAAACCAATCATAAGTATAGGAATTATTGCTTTCACAAAAGTGGCGGAAAAACATAAGTATCTTCTTATATGTAGAAAAGATTCCTTGGGATATATAGATTTTTTAAGAGGCAAATATCCATTATATGAACCGAAATATATTGCAAGTCTAATAGACGAGATGACCATGAAGGAGAAAAAAAATTTATTGGAAAAAGATTTCGGCGAGCTTTGGGCAAATTTGTGGGGAAGTTTTTCAGGTATAAATTATAGAAACGAGAACCATTCAGCCGAAGAGAAGTTTACGCAAATTAAAAGAGGCATACATTGCTTAGATAAAGAGGACTATAATTTAGAAGTTTTGATATCTCAAAGTAAAACCAAATGGACCACGCCTGAGTGGGGATTCCCAAAAGGGAGGCGGAACAACCAGGAAACCGATATCGCTTGCGCTATAAGAGAGTGGGAAGAAGAGACTGGTTATGATAGAAATAACATCCAAATGATTAAGAACTTGAATGCTTTCGAGGAGATATTTATGGGTTCAAATTTCAAAACATATAAACACAAATATTATTTAGCTTATATGCCCTTTATCGATGGGACAAGTTCTGCCTATCAAACAAGTGAAGTAAGCGACCTTAAATGGCTTACTTTAGAAGAATCGATGAGTACTATTAGAGATTATAATTTAGAGAAAAAAAACATTGTTAAAAAAGTAGATAAAGTTCTACATAATTATAGATTAATCTCATAGTATATTAATTATGAATAAATCAAAGAGTAAACCAAAGAGTAAACCAAAGAGTAAACCAAAGAAGAGTAAACCTCCGCGAAAAAAAAACAAGAAAATCATCATTGGTGCTGTTAAACCTACCTGCGACGCCATAAAGGAAAAATATGCCAGAAACGCAAAAGCTTCTAGAAATATACAGAACAAAGAGTATCAATCTTTATTGAAATGCATGAGTGCTGAAAATCGCGAAAATTTCAAAAGATATGAAGAGAAGAATAAATGTTTATATCCTCATAAAGATGATCCTTTGTTTAATTCCAAAATAGCGAGCAAGAAAGAATTTTTTGATACGCGATACGAGCGCAAAACGAAAGAAGATTATGATAAGATTATAAAAATATCGCAACAATTATGTGACAATACTGAATTTGAATTGGAACCACATCAGATGTTTGTAAGGAATTTCATGTCTTTTCACACGCCTTATAATAGCCTGCTCTTATACCATGGCTTGGGGACTGGGAAAACATGTTCGGCTATCTCCGTATGTGAAGAAATGCGAACATATAACAAGCAGATAGGTAATAATAAACGTATGCTCATAATCGCTTCTCCCGCCGTCCAAGAAAATTTCAAGATCCAGCTTTTCGATGAACGCAAGCTTAAAAACGTGAATGGCTTATGGAATATTAAAGCGTGTACGGGGAATAAATTTATCACAGAAGTTGACCCTATGAATATGAAGGGGTTAAATAGGGGGCGGATAATTAGACAAATAAAGAAACTAATTCATCAATCATATCATTTTCTAGGATATATTGAATTTTCAAATTACATTAACCGGGTTGTCAATAAGAGCATAAGAAAAGGAGATGATAAGGATGTGCGGGAAAGAAAGAAGCAGAGGGCGATTAAGAAAGAGTTCTCGAATAGAATGTTGGTTATTGACGAAGTTCATAATATGCGAATAACCGAGGACGGGAAAGTGAAAAAAAGTTCGCAGAATTTAATAGACACGGTATCTTATACAGATAATTTGAAACTATTGATACTTTCGGCAACACCTATGTTCAATTCATATACAGAGATTATTTGGCTCTTAAATCTTATGAATTTGAATGATAAGCGTTTCCCAATTAGTGAAAAAGAGATTTTTGATAAACGGGGAAATTTTCTGGAGGATGACAGGGGTCACGAAATAGGAAAAAATTTATTAATACAAAAAGCGAGTGGATATATTTCATATGTGAAAGGTAATAACCCATTTACCTTTCCAAATAGAATCTGGCCCGATGAAGCGGGAAACCCTGATTCGCTTCTCGGTCATAAGAAAGACATTGTTTGGAAATATCCGGAAAAGCAAATAAACGGTGGCTCCACAATACCGCACATAGAACTATTGGATTTAGTCCTTGTTAACATTGGGGATTATCAATCAAAAGGGTATAATTTTATTGTTGCGGAATTAAAGAAAAAATACCCCATATTAAATGATCCAGATAAGGGATTATCTTACACATTTCTAGAAGGACCATTGCAGGCATTAAACATGATATATCCTCAAAATTTTGAGAAAATGGATACGATTGCGCGTTTATATGGAAGACGCGGTTTATCGCGCACCATGCTTTATGACCCAATGACAAAAAGAAATTTTGGTTATAAAAGAAATACGCTGGAAAATTATGGAAAAATTTTTTCATATGATGAAATTGGAAAATATAGCGGAAAAATAAAATATATTCTACTATCTATTAAACATTCGCAAGGGATTGTTTTCATTTATTCCCAGTATATTGATGGGGGAGCCGTCCCCATGGCATTGGCATTGGAAGAAATGGGCTTTGCGCGTTATGGTGGAAATTCGCTCTTTGAAAAGCCACCAAGCGAGCCCATAGATGCCCTCACGATGAAACCCTCTTCGGAAAACAAAGTTACCCATTTAGCGAAATATATCATGATAACAGGGGATAAGAATTTAACGCCCAATGTTAAACCCGAATTAAAAGCCGTAACAAGTCCAAATAATACAAATGGCGAAATGGTAAAAGTTGTCATAGTATCCAAAGCTGGTTCTGAAGGATTAGACTTCAAAAATATAAGACAAATGCATATATTGGATCCTTGGTATAATCTTAATAGGCAAGAACAGACAATAGGGCGCGCGGTGCGAAATTTTAGTCATTGCGCGCTCCCGTATGAAAAACGGAATGTCGGGATTAATCTATACGGGACACTACTGGAAAACAATGAGGTAGAAGCTATAGACATGTATGTTTATAGATTAGCGGAGAGAAAAGCTAAACAAATTGCAAAAGTAGCGCGCCTTCTTAAGGAAAACGCTGTGGATTGTTTGTTAAATAGCAAAGCATTAAATTTTTCACAGGGACACATTAACAAAGAGGTCTTACAGGAGTTATCCAATGGAAAGAAAATAAACTTTCGGTTAGGCGATAAAGATAATAGCGCTATTTGTGATTTTACAAAATGCGAATATAAATGTAATCCGACAGATATATTGGATATTGAGAATATTAACGATGATACGTATAGTGAAGACTTTATACAAATGAATCTCGATAAAATTCTTCAACGCATACGATTGCTCTTTAGGGAGAAATATATATACCATAAAATAGAATTATTAAAAGAGATTAGACATTTTAAAAAATATCCCAGCGAACAGATATATTCAGCATTGAATTTTCTTATTATAGAGAAAAACGAATATATAACAGATTTATTGAATCGGTTAGGGCATTTAGTTAACATTGGCGAATATTACATGTTCCAGCCTGTTGAAATAGAAAATAAACACATTAGTCGCCTCGAACGCGTAAAACCTATTGATTATAAACGGAACTCGCTTATTTTTAATTTACCAGGTCAAATATCAGATGCCCGTTTTACTCACAATGTAGAAGCGGGTTTGGATGAGAACAGTCAGATAATCCGAACCTTATCGCAAAAACTCGAAGATTTACAAAATCCATCGGTTCTGGATTCCGAATATAAAAATAATTGGGTTAGACATTGTGCATGGGCTATACACAATCTAAATAAATATAATGAAATGCCGATAGAGAAATTATTGCATTACGCAATGAATCATATAATTGATTCATTATCATATTATGAAAAGCGACAGTTATTGAAATATATAACGTACAAAGAGGACGGCGGCGGGGACGGGGGCGGGGACGGGGGCGGGGACGGGGGCGGGGACG